TACTGGAGAAACTATAAACAAGTTTGCTGTAAGTCAAACTACTGGAGTATTAAATACCATAACTAAAGACCCTAATACTGGAGATAGTGTTTTAGAAGTTATCTGGCATAGTGGTAATGACGGTGCTGGTAGTGGATTAGATGCTGATACAGTTGATGGTAAACACGCCTCTGAGTTTTTAATTAAAGATGAGATTAGAATGGTAGCTAGTGATGCTGTGATACCTAAAGGTTGGTATTTAGCTAATGGAGAAAATAATACTATCAATCTACAAAGCCAAGCTCAAAATGGTATTAAATATATCCAATATAAAGGAGAATAAATGTCTTTATATCATAATCCTAAAAAACAGAGGACTATTGAAGCTAACAATATGGCTGATGCAAAAAAGAAGTTCAAAAAACTTAGAAAAAAGGCTACTAATGCAAATAGAAACGGTAATTCAAGCCGTCAGGACTAGATTAGGAGATGTTAAAGAGCAAAGGTGGGATACAAATACCTTAGCTCTATACACCTCTCTATGTCAGCAAGATATTTGTATCTACTCAAAACTTTATAAAAAAGATACATACATTGAACTTACTGATGACTCTAAAATTTATACTCTACCTACTGACTTTTTACAATTACATAGAGTTGAGTATAAAGGTAATGTAATACCTATTGAGAACCGTTACTCAATAGATGCTAAAGATGCTCAATTACCTTGCATTGTAAGAGATAATTTAAAATTTAACCAATTAGAGTTTATAACTGATAATTCTAATGATACTCTTCAATCAGCATTAGATAGTGCCTTCGGAGTAGTTACTACTGATGATGAGTTAGAAGATGCTTTTGGAGTAGTAACTGATATATCTTATAACTATACTCCTCCTGAAGTAAATCCTAACTCTCTTCATATTTACTATTCTGCTGTGCCACCTATTAGTTATGATATAACTACAGAGTTAGTATTACCTGATATATGGCTCTCAGCTTTCTTACATTATGTAACTGGTATGGCTTTGCAAGATGATAATGATGCTAATAACATTCAAAGAGGAGAAATGGAGTTAAAGAAATACTCAAGACACTTAAAAGAGTTATTTACACTTAATACAAAACAATTCACATCTAGCACTCCTGACAGATTAGAAGTAAAACAAAGGCGTATATAATGGGTTGTAGTAATGGTAGTAATTTTTATATCAACGATATAAAAATAGATAAACTCTTTATTAACGATACAAAGATAGATGAACTTTATATTGACGGTAATTGTGTCTTCACATCTTTTAATTGTATAGATGCCATTGTATTTGATGTGGCTGGGAGATATACATTTACGGTCCCTAAAAAGTGTGGAGATATTTTCATCTGTATGGTAGGTGGTGGAGGTAGTGGAGGCTCTGTTAGTGAGAATGACTCTTTAGACTCTACTGCAATGGGTGGGTATGCTGGAAGAGAGGTAACCCAAAGAATAGCTATAACTAGAGATACTACCTTTAACATAACAGTAGGTAGAGGAGGACAGCCAGTAATAGCACAAGGCGGTAACCAATATTTAGCTGGTAATGCTGGTATGGATACAATTTTTGGTAATTATGTAGCTAAAGGTGGTGCTGGAGCTTTTTATAGTTCTGGAAACGGTTATAGAGGAGAAGGAGCTATTGGTAGAAATGGTTGTGGTGGAGGTGGCTTCAAGGACGGTAACAAGAAAGTTATAATTAGTAACTCCTATGGCGGACAAGCTTCATCTTTTGGTAATGGTGGCGACGGAGAAAGAGGAACTACTGATTTAGTAGGACATAATGGTGGGATAGGAGCTGGTGGAGGCGGTTGCTGTGTTAATAATGGACACCGCAGTCAAAGTGGTGCTGGTGGTAGAGGGGAGGTTAGAGTAGCTCTAAATATCGAAACACTAAAAAGATTACAAATAGACCCTCTATATAGGAAACATAATAGTTTTGATAAAGATAGAAAAGATATGTATATTGAAGAGTATTTGAGAGATTATTACCCTAATAAAACACAAAGAGAAACATATTTAAGGAGTTTAAAAAATGGCTAAAGAATATATCCCTACTAAATGGGTAAATGGAACTACTCCTGCTATTAATGCAACTAATCTTAATCATATTGAAGAAGGAATTGTAAATGTTACCAATGAAGTGAATTTAATTAGAGAAGAGATTGATTCTGGAGCTATTTTTAAATGTAATTATGCTACTAAGAATAAAAAAGGTTGTATTAGGATACAAGTAATTGATAATGGCGACGGAACTCATACTGGTAGGATTTGGACACAAGACTAATGCAACCATTAAGACTATCTGAATTAATAGAATTTAGTGGTGGTATTAATACTGTTAAAGCTCCTTATTTATTAAATTTAAATGAATCTCGACATTTAGAGAACTCTAATGTATCTAAGGGTGCTTTAACTAGTATCTCTGCTCCATTATTTGATAGAGTTACTAAATTTCCTTATTTCTTTTATTACGCTAATAAAGTCTATTTATACGGTAGTTGGCGTAGTAATGTAATATGGGATAATAAATGGTATTGGAGCGACGGTAGTAAGGTAGGTAAAGTATATCCTGACGGCACTGAGTATGAATTAGGGATAGAAGAGCCTTACAAAGCTTTACAATATTCCACAATAGATAATGAAGATAGTCCCCTATTTAATGATTATAAATATACTTATACATACTATGATAACAATCACGGCGTAGAATCTGCTCCTGCTCCTCTTACCCCCTACATTAAAGGGGATAAGAAGAGTATTCAATTAAAAGGTTTTATTAAACCTACTGAGAAATCTGTAACCCACTACCGTTTATATCGTATAGGTGGTTACTCAACTATGTTTAGTCTTGTAGCTGAAATTCCTATTACTCAAACTACTTACATTGATGAGTTAGATGATACACAGATAGACGGTAGAGAGTTACTAACTATTAAATGTGGTAAACCTCCATTTGGATTACACTACCTTATAGAATTAAACGGTAGATTATATGGAGCAGTAGGTAATAAACTCTATTTCTCTGCATTAGGTAATCCTGATAGTTGGTATATCTATGACTTTATACCATTTAGAGATACTATAGTAGCTTTAGCTAAAAGCCCTAATGGCTTATTAGTTATGGGTAACAATTGGATACAGATATATAACCCATATAACAAAATTACTAGAGTCTTATCAGATGTTATTGGTTGTAAAAATGTGGAGAGTATAGGTTATTACAATAACAATGTTATATGGTTAAGTCAATATGGCTTAATGATTTCTAATGGTTATAGTATCAACTCATTAACTAAAGATAAGATTGAAGAGGTAGGAGGCTTAGTAGCTACTGGAGCTGTAGTAATTAATGACATATATTATATGTCATTTAAACCTGATTTATATCCCTCTGAGACTCTTTATCCTGATGATTCTCTTTATCCTAGTAAGGTAATAGGAACTTTTGGAGTTGAGCAAGGTATCTTAAAAATTGATTTTAAGAGAGGAGTGGGATTTAGTTACTCTCTCATTAATTTACCAAAGGTTCAATATATAGATGAGTATAAAGGTTATATTGGACTTATCTATGGGGATTATGGAACTCCTGTATTCCCTAATTATGAAGATACTTTAGACTGTGATAGAGTTTTTGAATGTGGTAGTTATCAATTAGCTTATCTCAATAAACATAAAGAGTATAAAGTTACTAGTTTAACGCCTAGCGATAACTTATTACCTAATAATTATCTCTATCCTAATGATGTTATTGATTTTGGTTGGAGTGAAGCTAATGAGTTATTACCTCTTAAATATATCTCTCCATTATTAGTGGAAGGAACTCCTACAACTCTTAAAGAATATGAGAAAGTAAGAATTAGATTTAGAGGTAGTTTTGAATTTACTATTCTTATTGATAATGTGCAGATTCAAAAAGTGAAATTATCTTCTAAAGATTTTGCTACGGAAACAGTAGGAATACCTAACAACTATGATAAAGGACACTCTATCCAATTCATACTAGAGGGAGTAGGAATTGTAAGAGGTATACAGTATAGTTGGCAAGTAAGGGATAGTATATGAGTGAAGAGGAGTTAATTGAAAAAATTAGAGAGTTAGAAGATAGAATTTATACTTTAGAGAATCAAAACATTAAACAAGCACCCCCATTACCTACTTTAACTCCCAATTCTGACTTAAATGATGTTAAAATAGTATTAAATACTATTTTAAGGATTTTGAATGAAAGCTCAATATAAGGATTTAGAAGAGCTGAGTTTAATGTTAAAGGATATGGCTAAGGAGCTATGGGGAGATTTAGCTTCTGATGATGAAAGAGTTTATATAGACACTATCTTAGAGCATTTTAATAACCCTAAAGATACTATTTATATTGAGAGAGGTAAAGGTTTCTATATAGTAAAAGATGAAACTGAACCTATTACCCCTAAAAGAAAAATTTTAAATGGTATTAGAGTTTATGTTAAACCTGAATTTAGAAAGACTAAGGTTTTAAAGAATTTTTATGATGAGTTATTTAATAATTACCCTGATTATGAGATATGGGGTATTACAGAGTGGCACTCAGAGCATAATAAAGTCTTACTAAAAAGACATACGCCAGTAGCCATTGTGTATAAATTAACTCATAATAAAGGAGTAAGAGATGGCGATAGGTAGTATAGTAGGTGGAGTAGCTAACTTAGTTGGTTCTTACTCCGCTTCTAAAAGTGCTAAAGCTTCTGCTGAACACGCAGAGAAGTTAATGAATGAGCAACTTAAATATGGGCAAGAAGGAGTAGATATAGCTGATGATTTAGCTCAAACCCTTAAAGATATAGGTAATGAGTATGGGGATAATGCTCATAAAGTATGGGGTGAGTGGGAGTCAATGTATGGGGATTTAGAGACTAACTTAACTAACTACTACTCATCATTATCCCCTACTAAATACGCTACTGAGTGGAAATCAAACATTGAGAAAGAGTTAAATAAACAATTTCAACATTTTAATCAAGTAGCTTCTCAAAGTGGAATTTACACTACTGGTATGAAGTTACAAGCGATGAAAGAGAGAGCCTTTAAACAAGCAGAGGCTAACGCTTTAGCAGATGTTAAAGCTCCTGAAATGGTAGCTAATCAACAGTCTCAATTCTTTGGTAAGTTTGGTATGCCACAAAAAATGTATGCTGAGAACTTAAATTCATCAGCTATTTTAGAACAAGCTAATTTAGCTAATTTAGGGGTTTCTCAACAATTAGCATCTCGTAATAACTTAATGACTGCATTAGCTGGAGCTTCTAACGCTTACTCTCAATCATCTGCTGGTTACGGCACTCAAGCTGGAGTGTTAGCTGGTAGGGGTTGGAGTATGTTATCTGATGGCTTAAATAGCCTGTGGAGTAACTAATGGGTAAGAGAGAAGAGATATTAGCTAAATGTAAAGACTATTATAAAATTAGTGTGGAAGCTTATGAAGATACTCATATTGAAGGGCAAGAGATTATTGATTTCTATCATAATCGCCATTATACTCAAAAACAGTTAGCAAAGCTAAAAGAGCAAGGGCAACCTGCTGAGACTTTTAATGTTATTAAAATGTTTGCTAATGCGATTATTGGTTACTTAGAAACAGTAGTTACCACAGTTACAGCAGTGCCTAGATACCCTAGTAGCTCTATCTTAGCTAACATTACTAATGATGTAATACAATATACGCTAGATGAGAATGATTGGCATAGTAGTAATATTAAAGTCAAATTAGACGGACTACTTACTGGTTTAATGTGCGTATATGAAGAGGTAATAGATACTGGAGTTAAAGATACCTTTGGACGCCCTATTTATACTATTAAACTTCATCATATACCCTCTTATGAAGTTAGAATAGACCCACAGTCTAAATTAGATGATTATAGTGATGCTAGATTTATACATCATTTCAAATGGGTAAATGAAGAGGATATAAGAAAGGCTTTTGGTAATAAAATAGCTGATGAACTAACTGCATATTATAACTACTTAATATCAGACCCTTTAGCTGAGTGGGATTATGTTAATAAATTTAGAGAGATTGGGGAGTATAAACAATATGATAATTATCTAATTGTTAAGTCAATCATTGAGTATAAAGGTAAGATTTACTCTGTAATATGGAGTAATGATTATATTTTAGAATTAGAAGAGGTAACTTTTAAAGAGGTTAGGTTTCCTTATAGAGTCTTAAAACTTAGTAACTCTAACATTACAGAGTATTATGGAGTATTTAGGGATATTATTGAAACTCAAAAAGCTATAAATCAAGCTCTACTTAAAATTCAATTACTTGTAAATACTAGTAGAGTATTTGTAGAAGACGGTAGCGTAGATGATGTTAGTGAATTTAAAAATCTTTTTGAAAGAGTTAATAGTGTTATCCCAGTCCTTAATTTAGCTGGAATAAAGATAGAAAATCTAAACCCTGATATAGTCAATCAGTATCAAATCATTGACTCTGCATTAAAAAGAATTAAAATGGTATTAGGGATAAATGATAGCTTTTTAGGACAGGCTTATGCCTCTGATAGTGGTAAAAAGGTTCAAATTCAAAAAATGGCTTCTGCTTCGCAACTCACTAACATTGTTAATCGTATAACTACTCTCTTTAAACTAATGGGAGAAGATATTTTTAAATTGATAAGGCAGTTTTATCACTCACATCAAATATTAAGAGTATCAGCTCCACTTAATCGTTATCACTTCATTGAGCTTAATAAACCTATTGAATATCCAATAGGACCTAATCCACAAACTGGAGAACCTATTACAGTGCCAATCTTACAGCCTGAGATAGACCCTAAAACTGGAGATGTGATGAGAGATGATAGTGGTAATATTATAGTAGTGCCATTAACTGATCCTGATACTAATTTAACTTATGCTGATGTGGATATAAAGATAATAGCTACTAGAACCGATAAGACTGAAGAGATTAATCAGCAACTATTAGAGAGTTTCTCTAATTCACCAGTAGGGCAAGTGTTACTACAAATGAACCCAGTAGCTTATCTCCAAGCTAATGCTATGATGTTAGCTGAGTTAGGCACTAAGCATTCAATAGAGTTAGCTAAGTTGTTAATAGACACTGCTACTAAAGTTTCTCAAGGGCAGATAGACCCCACATTAGCTATGTATGGTGGAGATTTACAGAAGATATTAGGTAAGGCGTATGGTGGCTCAACTGGCAACCCACAAAACACACAAGGTGGGCAAGGAGCTAAAGGTTTTAATCAGCAGATAGGAAGTTTAATAGGTGGAGGTAAGTAATGGGTGGTAATTATGGTGGCTTAGGTGGTTTAGCTGGTGGTAATTATGCTAGAGGTTATTTAGCTGGAGAGAAACAAGCAGATGATTTAAAAACATCAGAATTAAATAGGCGACTAGCAGAAGAGCATTGGAAATTACAAGCCCAGCAGATGCAACAAGAGATACAAGATAAAGCTCTACAACTTAGAGCTAAGAATGAGATAGCTAATGATACTTTTAGTAATACACAAGAGAGTGAAACACCTGCTACTAATGAGCAGACTGCTCAGTTAGTTCAAGAGGCTATAAATACCTCTAAGCAAACCCTTTCTGCATTAGTTAAAGATAAAGTTAATCAATATAATAGCACTGATAATGTGGAAAATAGAAAGAGGATAGTAGAGAATATTAAATCTCAAAACCTCCATAAACCTTTAGGAGTTCAAAATCCTAAAACATTAGAGGTAGCTGATGTTAGCGACGGGACTATTACTAAAGCGTATAACTATATGGAGAAGTATAGTAAGTCTCCTAAATGGACCAATTTAACACCAAAAGAAAAAGTTGAAAGAGTGAAACAGATGTTAGCTAGTGGAGATTTTGTAATGGCAGACGGTTATATAGTTAGAGCTAAAGATTTAGGTAAAGCTTTAGGAGTAACTCCTTTGGTTAATAACTCTAACATTAATATTAACAATAATACTAACCCTGCTGGAGTGGTAAATAATGATAATAGAGCTACTACTCCTACACTTCAAACTCTTCCTAATGCAGGTGGGGGAGGTGGAGGTAGTTATGGAGGAACTCCTAACACTATTAGAGCTAATAACTCTAATAGCTCTGAACACCCATTAAATGATGATGCAGTAGAGTTAATGAATGCTGTTAGGGGATTAACCTCTAACACTACTGGAACAGTAGATTCTAATACCTCTACTGTAATCGATACAAATAATTCTGTAATTGATACAAATAGTCCCTCTACATCTAATGACCACTCAATGAGTAATGATGCTAGAGGAGTAGAAACACCTAAATATAAACAAACTTATTTAGACTTAATAAACAGTTATGATGATAATAACTCTATCTTCTCAGAGGAGGGTAGTAAGAAAAAAGATTATATTGAAGGTTATAATAATTTACACCCTGCTAATCAAAGTGAATTAGATTTATTTACTGCTTTAAATAAAGACCCTGATATTATTAATAAATATTATAAATTTAAAACAGAGGGTAGTAGTGGAGATAAAGATTTACTGCCACTAGAAAATGATATTAAAGCTATAAGAAAATCTATGGAAGAGAAATATGGTGCTAATTGGAATAAAAAATCTATTGGAGAAGAGAAATCTAAACAAATAGGTAATGAGTATAAAGAGAAAATAGATGCACTAAGACTTAAGTATGACCGTGAATCATTACCTAATGGCACTGAGATACCGCTTAATAAAGACCAATATTTACCCTCTATAGCTCAAGTGTTTGGACAGACTTATGATGAGTTAATAAAAGCAGGTTATACCCCTGAGCAGATTAAAGAGGAGTATCAAAAAGCTATATGGGAGAGTGGTATAGATGAATATAGTAATTTTAATAGAGTTGCTACCATAGAGTATGATAGAGAAAAACCTCGAAAATACTCTGATGACCCTGTTAAACCTATTAGTGATAAAGAGTATAAAGACTTCTTAAAATCATTCCCAGTAACTATTACTCCTAATATTCCTAACATCAAGAAAGAGTTTATACCACGCATTATTAAAGGTAAAAGAGGAGTTACTAAAGGTATAGTAGTCCATAGAACTGCTGGTAGCACTGCTCAAAGCGCTATTAATGAATTTAAGAATGGTAGAAGAGGAGTAGGGGTTCCTTATGTTATTGATAAAGACGGAACTATATATTGGTTAGCTCCTGATGAAGCTAAAACTTGGCATACCAAAGGTGGAGGTAATAACACTACTGTAGGGATAGAGGTTGTAGGCGCTCCTAAAGGTGGTAAGTATGAACCAATGACTAAAGCTCAAAAACAATCATTAGCTAACCTTATCTTACATTTAAGTCAAAAATATAATTTAAACCCTAATAGAGATGTCGTGGGGCATATAGTTACTGATAGTCGTAAAGGTTATAACGAGGGTAAAGAGGAGGTAGAACAGGTTAAAGATTTACTATCTCAGAGACCTAATGTGGATAAAGCTATTAAGTCTGATACAGGAACTTTTGATGCAGATAACCCTGTCTTTGATTATAAAGATAAAATTAAATTATTTAATAATAAAAAAGTAGATACTTATTTTGAGCCTCCTACTGATTGGAAGAGAGAACCACAAAAAAGAGAAACTGTATTAGCTAACCCTTACTATAAAATAGAATATGCTAATAAAAGACCTATGAAGTTTGATATACCTCTTGATAAACAAAATACGCTAGAGGAGATAGTTGGTAAGAAGATGTATGATACCACTACCCCCTCTAAGCCATTGGATATGGTTACCACTACATCTAATGAGCAAACTCAAACATCTAATGACTACTCTTCAAGTGCTAATGGAGTTACAACCTATCAGCAACTAGTAAATAACTCTGAACTACCTAGAACTACTAGATTAACTCTATTAGCTGGTTATGGAGATTTAAGACCTACTATTCAAAAAGAGTTAGACTTTTTCTCTACTCTAATGCCTAACGCTACTCCACAAGAGCTATTGAAATTCTATGCAGACTATAAATCTAAAGGTAGTAGTGGTAATAGAGCATTATCATTAGTTGAAAAAGGTATGAACGGCTTAAGAAGCTTTATGGCTGAAAGATATGGTTCTGATTGGGAGAGTAAACCTGAATTACAAGAAATCTATAAAAAGAAACTTGATGAACTATGGACCAGAACTAGAGGTGGTGGAACTACTGAATTAAGTGAGAATAGTGATGTAGAGACTATTCAAAATCTACAAAAACTCTATAACACATACTCAGCTAAAGATGATATACCTACTGAAGTAGTAAATAATGCTTTGGCAGAGGAAGCAAGATTAAAGAATGACCCTACAATTAAAGAGTATAAAAAACAAGCATTGGCTAAAGTAGAGATAGCTCAAGAGGCTACTAGATTAGCTAATAAAATAGATGAAATGGCTAAAGCTGGAACTCTTAATAAGAATGTTATTAAAGAAGTAGGGCAAATGGTTAGTGAGTATTTTAACAAAGGAGTTTTACCTACTGATTGGGAGAAAAAAGTAGAAGCTACTGCTGGAACTAATACAGAGCTAACTATGTTAATTAAACGCTACCTAAATTCTATGTCTGGACAAAGTTATACAACTAAAGAGATGCAAAGTTATGCGGAGATGCTAGGAGATAAGTTTGGACAAACTCCACACATCGCTATTCAACGACTCAGAGCCTTTGCAGATAGTAACGCTAGACAAGCTGAATACGCTATTGATATATTAGGGAAAATGGGTAGAGGTGGTTCAGCTTTATACATTAAATCTATTCTCAAATCATTACCTAGAGTAGAAACTAATAACCATAATGGAGTTAATAATAATAATAATAATAATAATCCTACTAATCAAGAGCAAAAAGTCTATGAACCTAAAACTAAAGTAGAATTAAAACAGTTACCTGATAACTCTTTAGTAAGGTTGTTTGGTAAATTATGGATTAAGAGAGGTAATAAATTAGAGGAGTATAAACAATGAGTAACTCTACCATTGATATAGATTCATTACCTAATGAGTTAAATATAGATTCATTACCTGATAATTTCTCTAATGATAAGCAAACTCAACCTAATAACAGTAGTGAGACTAGAAGTAAAGTTCCTGACTTTACTTCTGCTAAAACCATTGATATAGACTCATTACCTAATGAGTTAAATATAGATTCATTACCTGATAATTTCTATGTTAATAGTAGTCCTACCAAAACTAATAACTCTTATAATATAGAGAAAATTAATACTCAAAAAGAACTAGACCGTATGGATTTATGGTTTAACACTCTTCAAAAAACTCCATACAAAGCCTTTAGTAATTTTGGTAGATTAGTAGGAGATACTATTGGAGATGATGAAGTTAAGAATTATTGGGATAGAGAGCATAAAAAAGTCTCTAAAGATATAGATGATAACTTAAATAAATTACATATCACTAACTCCTTACAGAGAGAAGTATTAGGTAATGCCTTTGGAATAACCGCTGGATTTTTAACTCCGTTTAAGGGTGGGCTTTTATCTGGTATAGGTAATGGATTAGTAGGTGGTGGAGCTTATGGACTTATGGTTGAACCTAATTTAAAAGAGGTAGCTAAAGATGCTGTAATTAGTGGTGGAGCAGTTGGAACATTAACAATGTTAGCTTACCCACTTAAACAATTAAAAAAGATAATGGGAGATGGGGATTTTATCCAACTCTCAAAGTTTAAAAGTTATAAAGATTTACCTCCTGCATTTAGAGAGAAAATAGACTATGTAGCTAAAACAGGAACTTATGAACCTGAAGAGTTATTTAATAATGTTAAAAAGTATGTAGGTAGTATAGAAAGAGATGAGAATATAGTAGAGCATTTAAATCCTGCTCATTATAAAGTATTTGATAATAAAGCTACTGATACCCCTATATCTCACGCATTATTTAGTAAAGCTTTAGCGGAGACTGGTGGAACTAATGCTCAAAATAAGTTATTACAAGCTAACAAACTTAATCCAAAAGTAGCTGGTAACTATGCTAGAGAGGCTAAAGCTCGTTATGAAACCTTAATGAAAACTGCTCCTAAAGAGTTACAAGAGATAATAGAAGTTAATACAAAACATTATGATAACAATATCCCTGCTGTTAATTGGAGAGATGTTTATAATGAAGCTAAGGGATTAGATTTACCTAAAGAGTATGTAGATAGATTAGAAGCCTACTCACATTTAAACGACCATTATATAGCGCCTGTGTTACAAGGTAATCTTTCATCTGATGTGCCTGAGTTTATAAAGAATGCTCTAGTTTCATCATCTGTTACTGGAACTCTAACTAGAGGGGTAATGTTAAATGTAATTAGTAGGATTAAACAACTCTATTCAATAGATGAGAGATTGATAAGAGATATAGCTCATATAGCAGAGAAAGAACCTCTCAAACCTACTAAATTAGCTCAAATATTAGAAGAGAAAGCTAATATACCTCCTGAAGCTACTGCTAAGGTTATGGAGGAGGTTCTTAGTCCTAATGACCACTCAATAAGTCCTAATGACCACTCAATAAGTCCTAATGACCACTCAATAAGTCCTAATGATTTAAGGACCAAAGCAGAGCAAGTTAAGAAAGAGACTTATGACCCTAATAAAGCTAAGCAGGTTAGGAAGGGTATTAATAGAATAGGTAGTTGGGATACTCACGGCTGGAAAGATGTATTAAACGATGATACTTACATTAGTGGTAATGATGTTTATACATTTATCCGCAGTCAATTATTAGATAATCCTGAGTTTGGTTACAAAACCAAAGCTACTCTATTAGGATTAAAAGCAAGACCTAATAAGGCTGAGAGTGTTAATAAACAAGCTGAAGAGTTTGCTAAAGCTATACTTGATAAAGCAGACGGTAATGTAGATGAAGTTGCAAGAATGTTAGGAATAGTAATGGATACCAATCCTGAAGATTTTTATAAGTTTATCATTGAGAGGGATTACCCTAAGAAACATTATTGGGGCTTATTACCTTTAACAGCTCCTGTATATACACCATTTAACACAAAGGATAATAATGGGAAACAATAGTAGATTAACTTGTGGCGACGGTGGTTCAACTGGTAGAGATATTATTGATACTATTAACTCTAATACATCTAAAATAGCGACTTTAGAAACTAATGTAAATAATAATATTGCTTCAATCTCTACTCTATCAACTCAAGTGAATAATAATACAGATATTATAAATAAGTTGATAGACAAGTTGATACCTAAAGTATCAACTAACTTGATAGAGACTAAATCATTAACTCTTAAAGATACAACTAATCCTATCTTACTACCTACATTTGATACTGTTATTGTAGAGAGAGGCGGATTAGTAGCAGATGTGGCTAACTATGCTTTAGTTAATGAGAGTGCTGGTAGTTTGGTGGGAGTTGATGTTAGTGTAGGATTAAATGTGGAGTTAGATAGTAATGAAGCTTTTGAAGTATTTATTTATTTAAATGACACTCCATTAAATACTACTGGTTTAACTATTAAAGGAGAAGGTAGTGGTAAGCCAGTAACTCTATTTTGGAAAATACCTTTAAACATTAATAATGGCGATAAGTTAGATGTTAGAGGTAGGAATAAAGCTACAGGAGATTTAGATATTATAATTTATAATACTATATTGGAGGTATCACAATGACTGATGCAACTATGAACGACTTTAACTATACTCTTACTAACCCTAATCCACATAAAGCAGTCTTTAATACTAGTGAAGCTGTAAGTGGAGGTAGTATAGATAATAATTTATTAGGTGCATATAACATTACTTATACTCCATTTAGTAATACTCAACCTACTAGTCCTAATAATAGTAATAAAAAGGCTTGTAGTAACTACCCAGAAGGTAGTATGCCTTATTCTGTATGTATGCTGAATAATTATGGTATGTCGTGGGGTAAAGGTAGAGAACCTAAGGTTAATTATCTAATTTTAACTGGAGATAATATGTGGCGCTAGATTAAAAGAGTTAGAGTTAAATTTAACTCTAACTCAATATAAATAATAACTATATTTAGACTTTTCTATATACTCTCTAAGTAATCTTTATCTTTGAAAGACTTTTCTATATACTCTTGAGCAGTTTTGAGAGTTGTAAGGTAAATACTATTAATATCTTTAATAATCTTATTTCTCTCCTCTTTGTTTTTGTAAGCAAATACGTGAGTATCCCCTCCAACTACATCAAATAATACTAACTTTCTCTTTTTATCAACTCTATACCCATATATACACTTAATTTCCATCACACTATTCCTTTAATAAAATTCTTAACATCTTTAATATCTCTTGCTACAATAGCAGAACCTTTAGCGTCTCTTATTTGGTTTAATTTAATCTTCTGTAATTCAGAAACTCTACCATATTTAGTCTTAACCTCTATGGCTACAAAATGCCCTTTTATACAAGCTAGTATATCAGGCACTCCTGCTGTGTTAGCTTTAATAACTTTAGTAGCCCACCCCTCATCTAAGGAGTTGATATATTTAAGTATCTTAGCTTGTATATCAGCTTCTTTCATTAAAATCCTTTACCCAATTATCAAAACTTCTCTTAGTAAAATTTTTATGTTTCTTAGCAACTTGATTATATACAGCTTCACTAAGTCCTCTTTTAACTAATAAGTAATCTACTTCTATTGGTTTATCTCTTTGCTTATTAGACTGTCTAGCTCTTCTTTGAATATATTTAGATGTTGAATAACTCATTGAATAGATAATAAGTTTATCAAATTGATGTAAATCAACTCCCTCTGCATACGCATCTCCTTGTAAAATAAGAGCATTTTTGAAATGCTGTCTTAACTTCTTACCTTCATTGACAAAATGGTGCATAATGACTATCTTATCAGAATCGCCATATAACTCTTTAATTTTAGTTATTTTCTCAATGTTGAGATATATTTTATCTTTATAAACTCCCCCCTCTCTTTGATATATAGCATTCCTTAATTTCATTGGAGAGTCTAAAGGTTCTCCGTCTAATACTAATGTCCTAAGAGCCTTTTTAATATCATCTTTGGTAGTCTTATCCATATTAACATATATTAGATTATCAGTAGGACTATATTCAAATCCTGCATCATCTCTACTAAACCATATAAAATTAGATTTAATTTTCTCTAAAACTTTATGGTTGTGGTAGTGAGTATAATCATTAACATAACCATAAGGTATCTTTTTTACCTTACTTATACCATACACATCAAAGAATTGATAAAAGGTATTAAACTCCCAAAAAGGACTATAAGCTCCTAAGAGTTTTAGTTGTGGATATATCTGTCCTATATGCTCTGCATAAGGAGTGGCAGAGAGGTATAAGATAGGAGTGTTTTTAACTACTTTTTCTACCTCTTTATATATCACTCCTTGCTTTGGAATGGCAGAGAGGTATGCGTGAGCTTCATCAAGTATTACCACATCAAAGGATTGTTTAATATGTTTAACTTGATGATAGTTAGTAAGAGTAACTTTATTTTTTAAGTGTGGTAAGAGATTTAAAGTCTCCATTATACCTTCTAAAGCTTTCTTTTTAGTAATAATAAGAATTTTGTTATAATCCTCCACAGCTAAAAGGGCTGTTAAGGTTTTACCTGTCCTTTCCTCCATTGCAAGATAAGCCCAAGAACTACTCCTTAACAACTCTTTAGCCTTTTTAGCTATCTCTATTTGATAAGGGTATGGTGTAATCATCTCATAATCCTTAGTTTGGCATTTTCATCTTCTAAAAACTCTTTAGAATAAGGGTATAAAACTATTCCTGTCTTTTTATAAAATTTTTTAGCACTGTATAGCGATATAACTTCTAAATTTGAGTAGTATGTATTAGCTCTATAATATAAAACATCTAAAATATCAGAGATGAAAAATACATCAAAATCTCGTATTGCTATACCTATATCACTATATGGATAAATCCATACATTGTATGCTTTAACTATCCTCTTAGCTACATTATAAGAGGGTATATAGCGTCCTCTTAACCAAGTATTCAAAGTAGAAATATGAACCTTTAATATCTCAGTTATCTCTTCTTTACCATAATTATCTACTAACTCATTAATAGACACAGTAGGATAACCATAATGTGGATTAGTAAGTTGAAAAGATTTTACTGTTATTTCATTATAAGGATATAGAATTTTACCTGTCTCTTCATATACCAATCTAGCTATTGGCAGTGGTATATAATCTACTTTATCAAAAAACTCTTCAGACATATACTTCAAAATATAAGATTTTACATCGTGTTTTGAAACCCCTTTAGTTCTATATTTACTCATTATAGGGTATATTGAGTATTTATAGGTTTCATATATCTTAACCTTATACTCTAAAGGTAAATCCCCCATTCGTAAAAAGATACCTAACTGTCTAGTAGAAATACCTAATACTTCACTTACCCGTTTATTACCTAAGGTTCTAGTTAAAGTTTTTAACTGTTTTTTAACTTTAACTTTAGGATTATCTATTGACTTTAAGTATTTTTCAGAAAATGGGTAAAGAACTACTCCTAAAGATGTATAAAAACTTAAAGCTGTTAGTTTATCAGGTAGTTGCTTCCCTTTATGTAATTCTAGGGCATAGTTATGGCTAACATTAGCTACTAACCTAATATCTTTGGTAGAGTAGTTCTTAATATCTACTCCTTCATCACTATAAGGATAAATAAAAACTCCAAAGATACTTCTTATTCTCATTGGAATAGTATGTGTGGAGAAAAAATACTCTTTGTGGTAATAAGCAACTAAATCTGTGGTTATATAATGTTTGTAGGTATATATATCCACTACTTTTTTAAACTCTTCAAAAGTAATATTGCGTCTTTTACCTTTAATCTTTTTTAACTCTTCTACTACAAAAGATAGTTTTGGTATATTAACTACTTTCTCAGGTATATTAGCAACTCGTTGTTTTACAATTAGTTTTTTTGTTTGTGTATTAAATAACTCTTTAACTTTTTTTAAACTTGGATAACTCATTTCTCACTCCTTAAATGATAATAAGTTATTTAGACTCTTCAGATAATAGTTCTGCTATTAATTGACTATAACCCCCAATATCTACCCAACTATCTAAATGATTAGGGGAGGAGGCTACTCTAGCAACTTTAGCTACTAAATCTTGAATCATAACTTCAAAATCTTCTGGTAACTCTTCTCCATTAACCTCTTTATATCTCTTACGAATAAGTTTAATTAAATTTCTCCTAAAATTCACATTACCTTTATAATCCCCATAGATTTTAGTTCTTGTTTCTAATATATTATTTAAATCCATTTTCTCGTCCTTAATATTTTGTATTGGTGGTTGCCACAATTTGATAGAACCATCTAATTGTAACTGGTGCATATTAACTAACCGCATAGTAAGTAAAGCGTCCTCTTCAGTCAATTTAGCTTTTTTATAAGCTTCTACAACCCTCTTCCACATCTCTACCTCATCTGTAACTCCTTGTAAAAGTTTGTTAGCTTTAACTTTCCCTATATAAGGGCAACCTTTAATATTATCAGCTTTATCCCCTATTAATGTTTGATAATAAGGATATTTAAGAGCTTCTATTTGAGTAATTTCTACAAATCTTGGATTATTATGATAATAGTTATAATGCTTACCTGCTACATTATTTAATACATCTTTATCAATAGCACATAGTAAGTATTTATTTGGATATAAAGATTTAAGTAACACTACTTTATCATCTGCCTCGTAACCTTCACAAATCTCTCCGTCAAAATTCTTATTCAATAACTCTTTAAGCTCTTTAAGTTTTGCTGGATAACGGAGGTTTTGCCTATTAGCCTTGTAGGTAGAAGTTAGCTCGTGTCTAAAAGTTGAGCCAGATGAGAAATATAATTCCACATCTTCAACTCCTGTATCTCTTACAATATGATTTAACCTATCTACTGCTGTTTGATAAGCTAACTCTAAATCTAAGTCAAATACTCCTTCTGATACTTCATACTCTAACTGTTGCGCTGTTATATAGGCTATTGTATCTGCATCTATTAATCCAATCATTTTTTATCCTTTGAAATATATGGGTAAATATAACCTCTTTGAGCAAAGGTATCATAGATAAATACCCATTTAGGTTTAAACTCATTTAATTTAGTGTTAAATGAGTTTATATTTATACTATCAAAACTAGTAATAATAGTATTAGAATTTAATTTAGGGGGTGAAATATATTTACCTTTAATATTAATGAAGTATACTTCATTATCTGTAACCCATAGGTTAGTATCAGTTAGTAATTTATCTATGTAAGATAGATTTTTATAATGTATCCTCTTTGCTCTGTTGTAAGCTTGTAACTGTTTAAAGAGTTTTTTAAATTTAAATATCGAAATATAACCCTCTAAAGCTTTATTTAATTGAAACTGAGTTAAAAAGGGGAGTCTACATCTTAACTCTTTATACTGTAAAAGCTTCAAGATATATTCCACATCTTTATAAGTTGTAGATAACTTATTAGTTAAAGACTTAACTAATATTTGATTATCTTTGGTAGTTATTAGATAATCGTGTCTAGTAGCTAATTGATTTAAACTCATTTCTTTAACTATTTTTATTTGTCTTTTTATATAATTTACTATATAATTCATATCTCACTCCTTATAATGTATTTATAAAAATAAGAGTAAGAGTAAGAAACTCTTACTCTTATTTTACTTATAAATCTTTTATACTCTTACCACTATTAACTTCAATTGGACACGGTATATCTCTATAGTAATATTGATTAGATGTTTGAGAGATATATTCCCACGCATATTCCATAGCCTCTTTTAATGCTGATTTATACTTAGCTTCTTCACGAATTGGCACTTCTAAGTAAATAGCATCGTGGATAAAGTTTATAATGTAATTAATAGACTCAGGGTGCTTAGTGATGAGGTAATCAATAGCTACCCTACCTATCTCTCCGCCAGTGCCTTGAATTGGAGCATTAATAGCTTCTGAATAACCTTTAGGAATTATCGGATAACCTAAAGCTGTATATACAATTTTAACTTCTCGTGTTACTTTGTTATGGTATTTCTTAATATTAGGGTAAGCTTTAAAGAATTTATTATATAAATCTTTAGTCTGCTCAGGAGTCCATTTAATATTATAAAGTTCGAAAGCATATTGTCTTAAAGTATTTATACCCATTCCATAAGTAAGCCCAAAATTACAAATTTTAGCTTGTTGGCGCTCTTCAGGAGTAATATCAGATTTACCAGTAATAAGCTGAGCGGTAGCTGTATGTAAATCTTTACCCTCTTTAAGAGCTTTGTATAGATTATCTTCTCTCATATACTCAGTAGCTATACGAAGTTCCAATGTAGGGTAATCTGCTCCTATTAGGATAGTGTCATTAGGTCCAAGAGAATTAAATGTAAGAGAATTAAGTTTAAAAATATCTTTAAACTCTCTTGGATAATTTTGTAGATTTTGAAGATATTTAAGCGGAGAGTCTTTAGGAACTCCATTACAACTCCAACGGCTAGTGCGTGTTCCTAAGGGATTAAACTTCCCATAAACTCTATCTAAATCTCTAAATCTCTCAAGTTTGGTTAATTTAGTTTTAACTTTCCTATATTCTAATAGATTAGCTATAACAGGATTATCTTGATGTTTTAAGAGTTCAGCTCTATCTGCTTTAGGTAAATTAAAGTAATCTTTAATCTGTTTTGGACTATCAATGTTTATATCTAACCCTATCTCCTCTAAAACATCAAATTTCTTAAGAGTCATAAGGGCTTTTAAGTTTTGATAGAGTTTATCTACCTTATCTCTATCTACTGGTAAGCCATTCATTTGCCACTGTATAGCTTGTTTTAAAGCTTTAATCCCTAATTGGTATGCTGGGTGTTTAAAGATGTGGAATAGAGTAGGATACAGATACTCAAGTATCTCTACATCACTCTTGATATATTGAAGTTGCTCTTGTGTTAAAACTTCATCTCTTTTAAACCCTTTCTTTTGTAAGAGTTTTTTATCAATGTTTTGGTAGAAGGGTAGATTGAAATAAGAGGCTACCTTATCTAGTGAAAACTCTTGTATCTGTGGAATAGCTATTTTAATAGCATAATATAAATCATCAAATGTGTTTGAAGTCCAATTAAGAGTTCCAAAGTCGTAAGCTAAATTGTATCCTACTAAATGTTTATTTTGATATTTAGATTTAAATTTTTCTATATCCTCATCAGAATTAATTCTGATAATTTCAACTGGTTCTCCTAATGGTTTTAATTGTATGACAGAGGTTTTATAATATAAATCCTCTGTCTCTATATCAAAAAATATCGGTTTCATCTTCTCACTCCTTATTTTAATTTTAACACTTTAAAACCTAAAAAGGTATCTCTTCATTATTAATGTTAGTATTATTTACATCAGGCATAACATCAAGTCCATCATCAACCTCTAAAACTTCAACTGGATAATCTTCTTGATAAGGAACAAACTTAATAAATTGTATAGCCTTGAGTATAAGAGTTATCCCATTAATAGCTGATGATTTTTTATATATGAAAGGCATACCTATAACAACTCCAATAGAACCGTTACCTACCTTTTTTTGAGCTTGATGAAAAGAGGTAGTTACATCAAGCCCATTAGCTTTAAAAACTTTTATAATAGTTTTATGAGTTATACCGTCTTGAGTGGTATAAGTAGCATTAGTCTTAAATCTGAATGCTACTGTGCCATCTTCTAATTCTTTATAAGGTAAAAACTTTGGAGGTTGTTTATTACCCTCTGCATACCATAAGTCATTTAGTTCTTTAATGTAAGATTGCGCTTGATTCTTAGGAACTATTACTGTAGTTACAAATTCTCTCTTTGGAGGATTAACTAAGTCATTTAGTTGCCCCTCGCCAGAAATTGTAGTCCATCTTAATTCACCTCTAACTTTGAAAAAACTCATAACTCACTCCTTGTTAATAAATTGTAGAGGTTACCTTGATAACCTCTATCAGTTATTAACAATATTATCTGTAGGGGATTATAAACTCCTACAGATAATATTAATTATCAACTCTCAGGAGAGCAGGGACGCTTATCTTTAATAAAAGGATAGTTAGCTAATATCCACTCTTTTGGAGGTAGATTAGTAGTAACAGCAGTTTCAATATACTTAGTATATTCTTCTTCACTCATAGTCTTTTTAGCGTCTTCTAATAACTTAGGTAATATCTCTGAGAGATAATTTTTCTTTAACTTACGAATAATTTTAGAGTAGCGTGTATAACCAGTCTTACTATTACCTTTATAAAACTGAGTTTTATTTTGGTAAATTATCGGTATCCAAAGTCCGCTATCTAAATCTTTTAAATATTCAGTGCCATCATTACACTTCACATAGTAATCATCAGTTGTGAGATATTTATCTCTTCTCTTACTTTCCAAAATAGTCTCTAAAGCCTCTCTAACATCATTAGGCATATCGTAATTATATATGATATTAGATATATACCTTTTTATTTTAGCTACTGAATTAAACTTTGTATTATTCATTTTCTCACTCCTTATTTTTAATTATATTATTATATCTAAATTAAGTTTAAATATACCTTAAATGTAATTAAATAATCATATTGATTATTTAACATAATTATATAAAAACTCGAATTTACTCTCATCTCCAAAGAGGTAGGTATTAATAAACCACTTCTTTACTGCTTCTTTTTTAGAAAAATCTATACCTTTAGTTGCACAGAATAATTTAAATTTAGTATAAGGAAGTGGATTAAGTAAAGTGGTTGAGTATGTAATATATGCTTGTTTTGTAGAATATAAATCTGTAGTTTGTGGAGATATTAAATATTGAAATATCCACTCTTCTATACCATATAAGTTAGTTGCTAACTCTTTTATCCCCTCTCTCGTAATAGTTGATAGCTGATAGGTATTTAAATCATATTTATAATTTTTGTAGTGATTAAAAGTTATCTCTTTCCCACCATTATCCCACCATTTAATAAGAGATTGAAAGAAATCCATATTACCTTTATAGGTAGATTCCATATTATATATTAACCACCTACGATCATCGTTCTGCTGAATATATGTGTTAGAATTATTTGTAGATAAGAGTAATCGTAAGAAGTTTGGTATCTCATAACTATTCTTACCTTTAGCCTCTATGGTTAGTGTAGAAGAGGTTGTTAAGTTTTTAATATACTCTATAACTTCTTTATTATTTTTGGAATGTAAGCTAATCTCTTCTCCTATTACTAAAAGTTTGTTTGCTAAATGAGAATTAAATTTACCTATTAAAGCGTCTGCTCTTTGAATATTTGATACATTAGATGGGTGTAACCAACTCCCTATTAATCGTTGAAATAGAGATTTACCAGTTCCTTTTTGCCCTTTAATAATAACCCCTAATCTAACTTGTGTATCAAATGGGTGTTGTATAAGATTAGCTAACCACATCTCTAACCATTTACGATCATCAGAATTAGGTGCTATAGCTGTTAAGAGTTTATAGAAAGGAGTTGTTTGATATGTGGAGGGTGGTAGTGAATTATGAGTAGTCTTTGATTTATTAGAGGTAACTGCAAACCCCCTCCATAACTCTAATTTAGGATATGTATCAGAAGTATTAGTAATGAGAGAGATTAAATCATCTCCTAATGAAATAGTATTAGAATCATCAGGAAATTTAAGTCCAATAGCTGATACTTTAGGAATAGAATTAAGTATTAGGTTATTAATGTGTGATATAGGGATAGTAAGATTACCTATAGCTGATTTTTGGAAGAAATTAGTGTTAGCAGGTATTATCTTATAATCAGAATTTGTAGGATTAGTGAAACCTATAACACTATTACTACCTAATGTAGGAGTATGGACCAAAAAGAGTTTATTGTTATAAAGATTTTGTTGAATTTTAGGTATATAATGAGTAAGATAGTTAAATCTTTTAGAAATTAAGGAGGGATCGTTTAAGAAACCAGATAAATCAATATTTAACTCTTTTAAATCTGATAAATGCTGTAAAGTGGCTTTATCAGAAAGAAAAAGTTGGAAATTACACTCCCCGTGTCTAAAAGAATGTAAGATAATGTTTTGTTTGTTGAAAAATAACTTAGCTTTATTCAGCGCTTGATCAGGGTGTCGAGGATCTCTAAAATAATCATCAATAGTTTTTTTATGTAAGAGATAGTCAAGGATAATATCATCTGTGTGATACTTTTTCTTTTTCCCTCTAACTGTATATAGATATGTATCTGTTAAATAAACTTTATCTATTATAGGAATATAAGTAGTTGTAGTTCTATTAGTTGTAGTAGAGTTCCTAGAATCTGTAACTTTAATGGTGCGTTTAAGTTGATAGATAAGAGAAGTATAAGAATTAATCTCTTCAGTTGTAAGTGGTTTAACTTTAGCAAGAGATAATGGAGCGCCTTGTTTATATGTAATATTTGAATTATGAAATAATTTTTCATTAAAACTAAAAGGTTGTTTGTAGATGATAGTAGGAGGGGTTTCAAAGAAAATTCTTTCTGGGGAGAATACTTTTTCATCAAAAATTGTAACAATTCTTTTAGACTTGATGAAATACAAGTTATTTAATATAGCTCGGACATATAAAATATTAATATATTCCTTAATTTCCTCTTGATTTTTAGTATCAAACTGAACCCAAAATTTCCTTTTATATGGATTTAATAAATATGGATTTTGTTTGTTTTTAGGATAAAAACATAGGTTAGAACTACTATTATTAATTACATAACCCACCTTTTTCCATTGTGGGTCTAGTTGTGAAAGTAATTCAATAGTAAGATACTTATCATTAATAATATAATCACAATCGAATGCAATAAAAGGGTTATCTATACCTCTAATATTAACTTTAGTGCGCTTAATAAGGTTATTTTGTAGCGCTTCTGATTTAAACAGTCCATACATTAATGTATGGTTAGGAGATAATGAGCGTAGGAGAGTTGCAAATTCCTTTGGAGATGTAGGATTTACCTCTTCTGCTGATGTTATAGTATAAGAGTATCGCGGTTTGGTTATATAAATATCAGAGTTAGAGGTATTAATAGTCGCTGGTTGGATTTGTTCAATTAATTTATTAGCTGGGGCTTTCATTAATAATCTAGTAATCATACTCACTCCTTAGTGTAATTAATTAATAACAATATATAATAATCTATTGTTACAGGTAGTATTATAACGATATATATCTTAAAAAGTCTTTAATTAATAAAGTGATAAAAGTAAATAAAGTAGTTACTTAAGTGTTTTTTAAGTTTAAAATATCTTTTTTATAAAAGTTAATAGAATTGTTACTAAAAAGGGGGGTAGTTTTTAGATAGAAAAACATAGATTTGGGTAGTTAATAGGGTAGTAAAAGTTAATAACGACCCCCCTTGTTAAAAATAATAAAATAACCCTAACAAATCCCATTTTATGGTTAATAGAGATAGAGAAGGAGGGTTAAAATAATAAAAATAGGTAGAAATATGTGGAAAGTCTAGTTGTTAATTTTTTATTAATAAAATAAAAATTACCCATTTTATGGGAGTTAAGTATAAATTTTTAAGGTAATTTAACTACAATCTAAATTAGGATTATAATAAACACTTACATATATATATATATATATATATATATGCAGGGATTTAAATTTTAATTCAGGAAAAATACTACTTAAAGTTTTCTTATGTGGGGAGATTTCTACCCTATTCCTTACCTTACTTTATACCCTAAATTATAAATATTACCCTATATTAATATTAAAGATTTCTTAAATATTAATATAACCTCTATATTAAATAAATGTTAGGGGTGGAGGTTACTTTTTATTTTATTCTTTTAGATATGAATTTAGGATATATTTTAATATCTAAAATAAGATATATATATATATATATTATATTAAGAAAAATAATATAAAAAGAGAATAATAAACACGCGCGTGTATATCATATATAGAGGAATTTTAGAGTAACTCCACTAATTTAGAAATTTACTAAGTTTCAGTTTTTAAACTTATTTATGAAGACTAGTATGGATTAGTATGGACTACTACTACTACATCTAAAACCTTATTTGTGGCTAGAAGTTACAGAAATAGCTCTTAAATCGATTTTAACTACTTAAAGCAGTAATGATATTACCTAAACCTACTTTTTAGCTTTAAAGGGTATTTCTGTGTTTTTTAAAGGGTATATAGAATTTCTAGGAAACTGGTATATAGAATTTCTAGGAAACTGGTATATAGAATTTCTAGGAAACTGGTATATAGAATTTCTAGGAAA